GCGCTGTTCATTGACGGGAGCCGCTGCAGCAGCGGCGGCGACAGCGGCGGCGGGCGCAGCAGCGCCGCCACCGGCATTACGAATGCCGAAGTTCATGTCTTCTTCTTCCTCTTTCACAAGGGTTCTGGGATCAAATGGCTCGGCCTCGCCTTCGCGGCCGACCCCGACGGTCGTGTCTGCAGGGATCGAGACCAGACTGATCTCGTAGGGCTCCCAATCGGTCACCCGGTATGTCGCGTTGTCGCCGTCACGCTGCGCCAGCACCATTTCGACGATGCGATATCCCACGCTCACCAGCTTGCGGATGCCGTCAATGACATCCTGAAAGACTTCCTGCGCCCGTGCCGATCTGCCGAACCGGACGACCGCGCGGCCTTTCCTGCCTGAGATCCAGGCACGTTCCACAACGCCGACCTGGTCGCGGCCGTTATGGTCCATCAGGAGCGCGCCCCCGTTGTTCAACCGGCCAAGGCGAACAGCGGTATCGGCGTGATCCAGAATTTCGGTGCCCCACCAGCGCTCATAAGGCTCTTCGCTGGAGAAGCTGAGTTCGACGGTGCGCGCCTCTTCGTCGTAGGCCTCCGCGCGCACCGTAAATTGCATATCCCGGCGCAGGCTCTGGTCGATCTCGCTGTCGCGCGACGCCCAGGCATGCGTCATCGTTCCCGCCAACAGGGCGGGGGCAAGCTTCTGCATTGCTGTCTCCTAAAAAGTGGCGGAACTAGTGAGCGGACGCGTGCCCGCCTTCGCGCAGTTGGCGCACTGCAGGCCGAGCAAGCACCTTCTCCTGCAGCCGGTGGATGCCTGCGCGAAACTCATGCACATCATCGGCATGTTGCGTTGGCAGTTCGAGGAAGGCGTTCCATGCCGTCGCGAGAGCTTGGACCACCGCATCTTCATCCTTGGTGAGTTCACACATCGCGCACCTTCGCCCCCGTTTTCGGCGCGGGCTCACTGCCGCCGCTGTTGCCACCGCCCCCTGCGTGGGGCTGCGCCATTCCCATGTCGCTTTCGGCCTGCAGCTCAGCCCAGACTTCGTCCGGGTCGCGGCCCGATTCGCGGATGATCTGCGCGCGACTGCGCACCCCGAGCGCGACCGCCTCGCGATCGGCGGCGGCATCGCTCTTCGGATCGACCCAGTCCCATCGACGACCGAAGAAAACGGGCGCGTTGAACTTGTCGAACTTCGTGTAGGGCAGGCTCTTCAGCTCGGCGTCATGGATCAGCGCGAGTCCCAGCCACCGCTCGAAGATCTGGGCCTTGATCTCCGCATACCAGCCCTGGATCATCTTCCACATGTCGCGTTCGTCCAGCGTGCCGGCCCGGATCGAACTGAAATTAACCTGCGTAAGATCGCCCGTGAGACTGTGGTTTGCGACCAGCAGGCCCGTCGACAGGCGGCGCAGCACGTTGCGCGTGAAGGGATCATAGACCTCATTCGGATAGGTCGGATCATATTCCTTCAGCTCATACCCGTCCGGGATGATGTCGAAGGTGCCGGGCTCAGCCGAGGTGACGAAGTCGCCGCCCCCGGCGCCATAGCCGTCGTCACCACCTTCCTCTCCGCCCATCGGCGGCCCGGCTTCCGGATCTTTCTGCTGGAAAAAGCCCATCTTCGCGGCGCCCACGTTCGCTGCCACCAGGGCGGCTTCGTCGAACTGGTCGAGATGCTTGGCATCGCGCAGGGCGACATAAGCCCACGGCACGCCGCGCCACTGGTCGATCTCTTCCGCAATGAAGAGATGGATGATTTCCGAGGCGTCGACGCGCTCGTACCGCTGGCTTGCCGTGCCGTGCATGTCGGCACCGCCGTCGATGATGCGCAGATGATAAGCCACCGCCTTCATGAAGGGGTCGAACTCGACGCCCATGCGAATGCGATAGCCGTTCGCCAGATCGCGGTTGTGATCTTCGTCCAGCAGATGGCCTGGCAGCAGCTGCAGCTGGAAACGGTGCGGGCCGCGATCGCGCCCTTCGACCATCCGGATCAGCACTTCGCCGTCGCGGCCGACCATCGTCACAGCCCGTGACGTCGAAATTCCCACGCTTGACCCACCGGCGATAGGCCCGGCCGATCCGATCGCTGTCGGGCTTGTCGGGCTGGCCGTCAGGGCGCCGGCAGTCGACCTTCAGCGTGAAGCCGTTCGGGCCGACAACGTGCGTGCGGATCAGAGAGAAGAATTTCCGGCCATATTCGTTGTTGCGGCCAAAATCACGGCTGCGCGCACGCATCGTCCGCAGATGACGCAGCAGCGACATATTCACGGTTTCATCGGTCGTCGTCCATTTGCTGGTGAGACGATCGGTGACACCCGCCTGAAATCCGCGACGATAGCCGGCGCGCGGCCCGCCGCGAGAAATCCGTTGCCGCGTCGGCGCCGAGTCTGGCGCCATTGCATCGATCGACCGCGCCCCGCGCGAGAACTCGAAGCCGAAGATCCGCATCACAGGCTCACCAGCACGCGGCCCGGCCCAGAACGGCCTGCTTTGCGGTCCTCACCGGCGACAATCTTTGCATAGTAGCTGCGCAGCGCCGTCAGCTCGCTATGCGCCATGCGCTTGATCTGGCGACCATCGGCGAACGTGTATTCCAGGTCGGTCTGCGAGGCGCGCCCTTCGATCGCCGCTTCGATCTTCGCCAGCACCTTGCGGGCATGGCTGCGCGTGTCGACGTTCGCGGTCGGATCGGGCTGCACGCGGATCAGTCCGGTTTCCGCAGTCAGGCGATCGTCGCCCTTCACGATCTTCACCGCCCAACGCCAATCACCTGCGACCCAATCGGCCGTGATGGTCGACGACAGCAGCAGCGACCAGGCCGTTGCGCCGTCGCCGCCTGCGACTGTCACGGCATCGCCGCCGGCGACGGGCACGAAGATGAAGGACGCCGCATAGCCGTCGGCCGCCGGATAGGTGGTGGCCAGATCGACGCGGTCAACGCGCAGGCTGTCGCCAGCCACGATCGCCGCCGGCATCGTGGAGCGCGGCTCTGTCAGCAAATTCGCCATCGGCTATCGGTTTCCTAGTCTGTTCATCCAGCCCTGCTTGCGCTGAACTGGCCGGGTCCGCGCCTTGCGTGGTGGCGCGGCAGGTGGCGTGATCGCCGCCAACGGCTCCGGCACAGTAGCGCCCTGGTCCGGATCGTTGGCGGCTTGGCGTGGCAGAACGACGACACCCTGCTTCGGCCAGATGATGCGGAAGCCCTTGGGCACCCACAGCATATCGGTGCGCGATTGCGCAAAGGGCGGGCGCAGCAAGGCCACCTCGCCATAAACGAGAATATCCCAAGTCTCATTTCGAGCCCGGCGCTTCTCCCATTTGCCGTCCTTCAGCTCTTCCGCCGTGATCTCTTCGACATGTTCGTCGCTCAGATCTTCCGGCAGATGGATGTAGCCCGGTCCAGGCGCCGATCGGCGCAGGCGAGCATCGATCATGTTCTTCACGACGTGGACGTTCGGAATCCACAGCTTCGCGCTGCTCCGCTTCGCCGTACCCTTCGCCTTCTGATCGGCGAACTGGCCGGGCGGCATCAGCTTGCCCGTCGGCTTTGACCCGCCCTTAACCAGCGTGATCCGGGTCGGATGCACGCCCAGAGCACGCGCCGCATTCCAGAACCATTTCGCGCCGGCGGTAGCCTGGTCGCCCTTGCGGTCGGAACCGCCCGTGTCGACGACCAATGACAGCACGGGGGCGTGACCGATCGGCTTCCCATCCTCGCCAAGCTCGGCCAGCGGATAAAGCCGATCGAACAGGCCGAGCAGCACTTTCCAATGTTCGGGATGCGTGAACGGCGCCACCTGCGTCAGGCCGTCGTCCAACACATCGATCGCGAAGCGGTCAATCAGCCAGCTTTCCCGGTCCTTACCGTAGCCGACCGCGCCGCACTCGAACCGATCGTGCTGGACGTCGATCATGATGTTGATCACTTTGACGCCACGCGGCACCGTGCCGAGCTTCCACCCCGCCTCGCGGCGCTGCTTCAGCGCATCGGTCTCGACCGGCTTTTCGCCTGAGAGCACCGAACGATAGTTCTGGCCGCCCTTGACGTTGAAGAACGCCTTAAGCGGCGCCTCATCCTGTCGCAGATCCCAGGCGATCTCGGCTTCCCGCCACTGCCGGGCCAGCTTGCCCCAAGTGGTGAAGGTCAGCAGACCGTCACGGCGGAATGTGCGACGCCGGCGCCCGACGTTGCGATTGCGGGCCACGAAGCCTCGGTTCGGCAGATCGGCCGTGCTGGCGATCAGGCGCGACCGTTCGGGCGGCAGCAAAATGCAGCCATTGGCCGGGCAGACGACATGCGCCGATTGCTCGGCCAACTCCAGTGAGCCGCGCTCGAACTTCAAATCGCGGCGAATATCCAGCTCGATCCGCTCTTCGCAGTGCGGGCACACCGGCTGCAGCCGTTCGTCGGTGCCGGCCTCGATAAAGGCCTCGATATTCGCCTTACGTGACCCCGGCTCCCATGCGGGCGAGGACGACACCAGGATCGTTTCCCGGCCCTCGAACGAAGTCATACGCCCATACATGAGCGATACGCCGTCGCCCTGACCGTCGATATCGGCAGGGAACTGGTCGAAGTCGTCGAGCCATCCGCGCTGGATGGATCGGGCGCGAGCCATGTTCGCCGGCCATGTCGATGTCAGCAACATGCCCCGGAACTGCTTCAGGAACATGTTGTCGGCGCTGGCAGTGGGCAGCAACTGAGCCTTCACCACCGGCGATTTCTCAATCATCACGCCGATGCGGCGGACGACGAAGTCCTGCATCAGCACCTTGTCGGGCTGCACTACCATGAACGGCGCGGGGCTATGTTCGATGGACCAGCCCATAAAGGCTTCGCCCACCTTCGACTTGCCGGCCTGCGCTGGCCCCATGTCCCCGACTTCGGAAGTTTCCGGGTCGGAGCAGGCGTCCATGATCTCGGCCAGGAACGGCAGCGCGAGCGGATCATATTCGGGCAGATATTTTTCTGCCCATTGAGAAACGGTCAGCCCCTCTTTGGGGCGGATCAGCGACGCGAGCCGCCGAACAATGTCAAAGCCGGTTTCAAACGGCGGGATCTCGATCGGTCGATACAGCATTGCCTGTTGCTCTTCCGATTCGCTCCATCCTGTCCGCAAGCTCCCGCTGATCCTGCGCGATCACCGCGTCGACGATCGCCAGCTGCTCGCGGCTGAAGTCACCCCTCTTCGCGAGCCGCGCCGACAACGACGTGCCCTGCTGCTGAAACCATGCGACCAGTTCGCCCAACGCTTCCTCGACGGAAGCCTTGTGGATCAGATCGCCCCGCTTCTCCGCCAGCTTCGTCGCCAGCAGCTCATTTTCCATGATGGTGCGATGCTCGGTCGGAGAAAGTCCGACCTGCGTCTGCGCCATCGCTTCGCCGCCCAGCAGCGACAAACCATATTGGCGGATCTC